CCGTACTGAAGGTGTGCTCCGTAACCAACGATAGCCAGTTATGCCGCCGACATAGCGCCTTGCCTTCCGCCTGCGCGCATGACAAAAGCAGTTGCGCGGTTTCGTTTATGTTGTCAATAATGGCGGCAGGAGCGGCAATAGGCACCATGCGCGCCGCAGACTGGCATATCGTTAACAAGCTCATGCGGCTACGCCTTCACCTTTTTTCGACTTTTTCTGGTCGGTAATCTGGTCAGAAAGTTCTTTGATTTGTTGCTTCAGCATAGCCACTTCATTTTCCAATTGCTCGTTAGCAGCCGCGTACTTTTGCGCTGCGGCAACATCTGCCGATACGTCAAGAAATGCCTGCGCCTGCTTTACCAGCTCCCGTGCGCCCATCCCAAGCCGGCCAATGGTTGAATCCTTGATTTCCGCCAATTGTTCGACGGTCTTGATCTTCATCGAATGAAGCTCAGCCACCTTCGATGCCGTCAATATAGGCCATTCAGCCAGTGGTGTGCCTTCCAGGGGCGCTTCCGCTCCCTCCGTAAATGCCTTGTATTGCTCCGGCCAGCGTTCTTTGTGCTCATCCCTGACAGGATGCACGACAATTGATTTGTTATCCCCGGCGATATGAATTTCTACAAATTCACGATCCTCAAATATCGGGCGGCCTTCTTCAGCCGATTTTGCTTTCACTTCTACGGCCTGGGTCTTAAATATAGGGAATATAGACTGACTCATAGTTTACCTTCCAAAAATGAAGGGGGCCGAAGCCCCCAATTAATTAAAGCGTTCGCCCAATGTACGGCCAGTTAATAATACCGGCTGCACTATTTGAGGCTTCCGCCGCTGTAGTGGTAATGCCTTCAACCACCTCTGAACCCGCTGTCGCATCGTCATCAAGCCTACCAACCGTAGCGGTAGTATTGAGTGCTGTATGCGCAGCGGCAGACGTGCCGACATTGACAGCCGCGACAACGCCTTGGCGCTGTACCCAGCCCCATTCGTTATCAGCGAGCGCCACAACCCCCACACCGCAAGGCAAGCCCTGACCAGTGCCGGGAGCTGAAACAGTAGTCGTTACCTGATCAGCATCGCCTACCTCGTCGATAGCAACCACATCACCCACGGCAATAGCGCCATTGGCACGGACAAACTGATACGCCTTGCCATCGCTGTCAATCCCAATGGAATTAACCGCGAAATCAGTTTGCGTGTCAGTAGCCGCATAAACCGCAGTAGGATCAATACCAATTAAATAAGCCATAGTTATTTCTCCTTATGCGTGCATCACGCCCTGCAAAGAGGCGTTGCTGGTGGTCATATTACCCGCCCATGCAATGAGTTTCACCATTGCGTCCTGATTGGTGCTAAACCGATCAGGATCAAGCGGAACCATGTTGCGCTCGCGATGAGGGCGGCAGAAAATGTAATCCGTGTTAAGGAAATACATGTGCGATGCGGGAGCATCACCGCCTTGGCCACCATCAAACACAACATCAGCGCCCATAAAGCGCAGATTGTCAAACCCGGCAGCCGCCATCTTTTCATTGGAAAACCGCTGATTAGCCTGTAAGGATGACCAGTAGTAACCAAAGTAGACGTTATCGGCCACAATCAAATCCGGGCGATCAGCGCCGCGAGCGCAGCGTAGGTAAAGCTCGTTCATCGCCGCCTGAATGGTGGTCGCGCTGGCTGAAACACCTTCCACGGAAAAATCATATAGTTGATTTTGCCAGAACGAATAGGTGGCCCGGTCAATGCCGCCGACTGTGCCGCTTGTCGGTGCGTCTGAAACCAGCAATTGCAGCCCGCCGATTTGCTTGCCGCCGTCCGCCGTGCCATCAGAATAAATGTCCGTGCTCATGTTGTTGTACATGGTACGTTCAGCATTCTTGATGCGCGACTCCAGCAGGTCAATCATGCGTTCTTTGCCGCTGTTTTGCAGTTCTTCCAGGCCGGAGATAGTAACGGCTACCGCGCTTTGTTTGATTTCAAACTCTGCCGCAGTCATCACATCGGAAGGCGAAATATCCAGAACTTCATAGCCTGAATAGCGCTTGTAAGTGCTATTTTCAGCGTATTCCAGTTCTTGAACGATATTGCGACCGCCGCCGAAAGGCTTGGAATTGCCGCGTTCTTGCAAACGCATCAACAGTGCGTTGTTGTTGCTGACGTTATCCGCCAGTTTTTTTGAGCGATTTCTGATCGTCGTTGTCACGATCTCACTCAGATTAGGGGAAGCCATACATTAACCTCCTATGGTCATCCGATCAGTTTTGCAGGATCAGGTAAAAGCCTGCTCCAATTGTTCGCGCAAATCCAGATCGTTTGTCGGACTGGCCCCTGCGGGGGTTCCGCTAACGCTCGATGCTGCGTGTTTAGCTTTTGCCGCTTTCTGTCTGGCATCGTCGAGCCTTCGCTTTTCTTCCGCCTCACGCTGCGAAGTAATCAGCTTTTCTCGTGTCGATGGGTTCATCCAAACGGCTTTGTCATACATCGCGCCCAGATCCGGCTCCCTGCCCGCCTGCCTTTCGGCCTGCGCAAGCGCTACTATCTCATCCATGACATCCGCGAAATACGGATGGGCCAGTTCTCCGGCTTCCGTTTTCATTTCGCTAAATTCTTCAATCTGCGCATTGACCGCGCTCAGCCGGGCATCATGGTCAGCCCTTTCGCGTTGTGTAATGCTGTTTCGCAGATCGTTCAATTCTTTTCTCAGACCGGTCAATTCAGGGCTTTGTTCCTGAACTTCCATATTCCCAAGGTCTACGTTGTTTTGCTGCGCTAACCACTGGAGCGTTTCCATAGGGTTAGACGCCAGGCTTTGCTCTATCTGCGCCCATTGTTGAATTTTTGCTGCCGGCGTCAGCCCTTGCGATGCCAACACTTCGGCATAGGGTTCAAATAGCTGCCGTATCGGTTCATATTCCCGCATGGCCTCCGCCCGTTCCTGGTTCTTGCGGGTATAGTCGCCCTCCATCGCTTTATGCCGGTTCAGCAAGAATTCCTGCGCAGATCGCCCCTGGTCGCCAAGGTCAGTCAGCGCCTTGAAGGTGTTTCGATCATCTTCCGCCCAGTTCTCGGGGGCGCTTAATGCCTCCAGTTCGGCCTTTAGCTCTTCCGCTTCAGCCTCATCGGTTTCAGCGACAGGCGCTGCCGGTTCTTCGCCAACATCTTCGACAGCCTCTGTTTCAGCAGCCTCTGTCCCTTCAAACGCTGCCGCCAATTCGCTTGCCAGATCGTCGGCTGGTTGCTGTTCTGCAATGCCTTCTTCATTCATGCTTATAGTCTCTCGGTAAAGCCCTTGCGGGCGGGTTAGTTAATGCAATGCGTTCATTTCGTGCATCGTTTTGTAAATGTCATCCCTCACGCCTTTGGGCTGATATTCCTTCTTAGCCCCTGCGCCAATCTTTTCATTTCCTACCTCAATAACACCATGTTTGCGCATGTGGTCGCGGTGGTGCTTCCGTGATTTCACCACCGACCCATCCAGCGGCGACCGGTACGGCTCCATGTCCGCCATGATGTTTGTCGGCGTAAAATGGCGCGTCATCCGTTTGCCGCAGTGGTGGGGCAGGTCTTTGTATTCCGCCACCGTCCGGTACACCTCTTCATAATGACCGCACTCACACTTACAGGGATATATCGGCATTAAAAGATAACCTCCGGTAATGTCTTAACTGTAGCGCCAAACGCTGCGCCCACTTTTGGATGTACTTTGCTGCCATAACGATACGCGACATCAGCCCCATGATCTAACGCATCGGTGGCCATCCTGACAGGCGGGGCTTCCCCTAGTATCTCCATAGCCTCACCTATGTTCGCCAGTGACTGCCTGCCCGATTCACTGCCGGGAACATACGTCATGGCCGCCTGACGACGCTCCATAGCGCCTACAGCGTCATCTATGCCATACCCTTGTGCTAGTGCGCCTAACCCCTCTAAGCCGCTCACGGGCAAGCTGGCGAGGCTAGACGCTATTGTCCCAAGCGGTTCAACGTATTGCTGCTTAAACTGCTTCCACTTGTTGCGCTTTTCAGTAGGACGCCACCCCCGTTCTGGCTCACCATACAGGGCTATTGCCTCAAGTTCTGCCGCCCTCGCGTCTTCAGGGCTTAATGTAGCCGCACCCAATACACCAGCACCGCCGAGGCTTGCCAGCAGGTCGGCAGAATCTTTTTTAGCAGGGTCGAAGGCGGCGTTTACGGAACGTATGTTGGTAGGGTCAAGGGCGACTGTAATATCGCCCTCGTCCGCAGCCCTTTGCGCCCGCGCTATATCAGACATATCCAGGGCCTTGCCAGCCGCTTTAATGGTTCCGCCCACACCAGCCTGACTGTCTTCAGAGAACGTCCCCATAAGGCCAATGCCTGCTAGGGGCGCAAGGGCCGCAGCCGATAGCTTCTCACCATTGCGGCTTACCGCCTTAACCATATCCTCATTGCCGGGGAATATGACAAAGTTCCTTGTGCCTTCGCCTGCCGCCCGGCTCATACCGTCATGGTATTTAATGCCGGGGATGCCAGCGCCTTTTATGATTTCACTCCCTTCTCTAGCATAACCGCCGTAATCAGCTAAAGCTCTATATAAATCCTCCCCGGTAGCAACAACGCCAACGTCTCGACCTTCAACAAAAGCCTTTAGCCGTCCTTTAGTTGGCCCTTTTGCGTAACCAAAATCATTATCTGAGAGGGCGGATATTAACCCCTCTATTGATCTTTTCACGTTTTCGCTCTGCTCACTCAATGGAGCATCCCAATCAAGCATGTTGTCTATTGCGCTTTCGGGAAGGTCGAATTCGTAGAGGTGGCCTTCGTTTACTTTTAATCTTGACCTATCAAATTTTCTTAATTGATCTGCGATTCCTTTATCTATTGATGATTCAGCGTATTTAATTGCTTCGTCAACATTTCCATTACGCGCCCGATCGTGACTGGGAAACATGCT